GATGAACGCTTTCATTTTCTCCGGATTTTTCTCTTCGTTCGCCTCGTGCCACTCCTGGGCGAGAGCTTTCCAGTTCTGTCTCCAGGGGGAGTAAAGCGCGTTGATGTAGAAGCCGACGACCGGCCGGCCTGGGAATTTCGGGAACCAGATCCCCGCGTCGAGCATCGACTGTTTCCGATACTCCGGGATCTTAGCCTTGCAATGTGCACAAACATAGAACACCGAGCTCGCGATCACTTGCCCGTCATGATCGATCGCGTACGTGAGCCGATAGTCCCGCGGTTTGTTGTCGCCCTCGTCCGGATCTCTCCAGACGAGCGGTTGCATGGCCGCGCACTCGGGACACGGCACAAAAAACGATCGCTGGTCGCTTCGCTCGTACGCTTTCTCGATCGAGGAGATGCCCTTCGGTTTCGCCGGCGTCGAGCCCTTCACGATCTTGTAATTTGCGAACGCATCCGTCCGGCGCGTCCCGATCATGATCGGATCGCCCTCGCCCTCGACGTCCAGCGGATAGCCGTCGATCTCGTCGAAGAGAACGATCGGGACAGGATCCGATCGGAGTCCGGATCCCGCGTTCGCTCCGGTGAGTTTCAAAAACCCACCGGGAAACTCTTTCAGCGAAAGGGTATTGCCGGCCTTGCGCGAGACGCGATCGCGGATCTTGATCTTGAGCGTCGCGGTCGCCTCGATCATCGGCGTTATCCGCTTTTTCCCGTAGTCCTTCGCGTTCTCGATCGTCGGTTGCACGAGCATAATCGGCTTCGGATCGATGTCGATGAAATAACCGACGATGTTGTTCAGGATCGCGTCGGAGTATCCGACTTGCGTCGACTTTCGGATCACGACTTCATGCACGCTCGGGTCGAGGATGACGTCCATCATTTCGACCTGGAATCGTTCCGCGTGAAACGGCCCCGGTCGATCGGTCGTCCCCTTTGGCATGACCCGGTGTTTCTCTGCCCATGCGGAGATCGTGATGTCCTCGGGGGGGGCGAAGAGCGCGAGCGCGTCTTGTCTCCCTCTGCGGTAAACCTGGAGCGCGCGCGGGTCATCGGCGAGTCGGAACGACTCAGGAAGTTTTAGAGAGGGGCTCGTCGTCGGGGTCGTATTGACTGAGGACATCGAGGGCGCCTTTCAGCGATCGATCGACTTTCACTTGCGCGATCGCGAGATCGGTCTCGCCGAGGACTTCGGCCGCGAGCCTGGGGGGAAGCGCGAGGATCCGAGTCCGGATCTCGACGACGATCGCCGCGAGATCCTTGTTCACTTTCTCGATCGAGACGAGCTGTTCGCGTTTTTCGGCGAGCTCGATTTGCTTGAGCTCGGACTCGATCGATAGCATCTTGTGACGCGTCGCGGCCGCGGAGGTCACCGGCCCGCCGGCGTCGCCGTCCTCGTCGTCCGGTTGCGCGCGCTCGATCAGTTTCCTTTGTAAGTACCGAACGTACCAGCGGAAACTCTCGATAATGTCGTACACGCCGCGCTCCGGCCGCGGGAGTCCTTCCTTCGCGAGCTGCTGGATCCGCCGCGAGCCGAGGTTGAGCTCGTGCGCGCACTCCTCGATCTTGCCGATCCAGACCGGGACCCGGGGACTCACCCGGGCGCCTTTTTTGTGCGAGTTCGACTTGGATTTGTGCGACTTCGACTTTTTTTTATTCGAGGGCATGCTGGGAGAACCGCGTCGCGCTATTCGACGCCCGCTGCATCGGGCGAGCGCCCGTCCATCGGTCCCCCCAGAATGCCCTCGTCACGCCGGCGTCCTTCGCTCCGCCGAGGTCATCGTCATCTCGGCCAAGTGTCGAGCCTGGGCGAGATGAATCAGAAACGGGAGCTTTGCGGCCGGGACGCGTTTCACGAGTTCGTCGACTTCTCGGTCATCGAGGACGTAATCGGGACTTGGGTCGACTCGCTCGCCGGCGTGTTTGACGGCCGGCCGCCCTCGCGATCCCCCGAGGTCGATCGTGAGCGTGATCGTGCTCGTCCGCGCGAACTCGAGGAGCGCGCGCGCGTAGAGCCATAATCGGCCGAGGGGTCGGAGTCGGAAAACCATGTCGATCGAGCCATCGCGTCGAACCATGCTTTCTGTTTTGAAAATCCAGTTTGGCAATTCCACTTTATCCCACCTTCCGCCCCGATGGACGGGGGATCCCGAGGATCCCCCGCCTGGGGAAAGTTCACGCCGCGGCCGTTCGTTCGCTCTGGAGCTTCTCGAGCTTCTCGATCGCGCGATTGATCATCGCGACCTCGATCATTTCGCCCGGTTTGATGGTGAGGTCCTCTCCGATCGCATCGCCGAGTCGATCGAATGCTTCGGCGAGCGGTTGCGCGAGATTCAGATTCCGGACGGCCGTCGTCGCCGCGGCCCATGCCAGCCGGTCCAATTCGACGAGGTCCCTCCATGCGATGACTGCCATCGTCTCTGCTAGTGTTCGCGCGTACGCGCTGTACGCGATTTCTGCGATCATCCGTTGCTGCATTGCCGTGTCCTCCGTTTCGAGTTTGTAGAGGAGGACCATGAGTCCGAACGTCGTCCCCCTCGGACTGAACGACGCTCGCGCGATCGCGAACAGTTTTTGCTCGTACTCGCGCGCGCACTTCCGACAAAGTTTTCCGACGAGCTTCTCGAAGAGCTCGCACTCCGGGAGCTCGTCGGCGCCGCATCTTGAGCACGTGTCCTCATAGCAGCACATCACCGAGCTCCTCGTCGGATCCAGTCGCGGATCCGCGCGGTCGACACGCCGCAATAGATCTCGAGAAAAGCCAGGAACTTTAGCAGCCGGCGTCGCATGTCGTGATCATCTCCGGGAAGTGGGAACCCGCCGAAACGCAAGCTGGACGGGCGATTTGCTCGCTGTAGAAATTTCGAGGTCGCCGTCACCCGCGACCGGGGGCGTTGGGGGGTAGTACCTTGCCTCAAGTGGGACGAACCCGTGTCACCATCTGGTGTAAGTGGGAAGTGGAGCAACGGCCGCGGAGTCAACGGGATAGACGCGTGCACGCGCCTCGATTCGATCATGACGAATAGCCTCGAACATTCCACGGGAGCGTCGGACAAACGGTCGGAACGAGAGCGACCGGGACGCGCGCGATCGGATGCGCCTCATTTCGCTTTGGGTCGACGACGACGACCTCGAGACCTGGACCGCCGGGGACATCGATGAACCGAACGGCGAGCGATCCGGTGAACTCGCGATCGCAGTCCATACAGGACGCGGTGACGATCGTGTTTGGGAACGTGCGAGCGGATTCGGCCATTATGCCGACCTCGGAACGTCGATGATTCGAGCGACTTGATGATCGCCGCAGTCGCGACAATGAACGGTCACGCCTTCGGTTCGGGGTTTTCTTCGCCGCTGTAACCACGTCCACGACTCGCCGCCACATCGCGCGCAAGTATGAGCGGCGACGTCGCCGTTGGATTCGTCGCCGTGCTGCCAAACGAACCCGCAGTCCGGACACTTGTGTTCGTGAGTGTTTGCCATTCATCGATTCCCCTGGATCTCGTCGACAAAGTTCCGGTTAAAAATGCCGGCGAAAACGGTATTGATCACCGAGCTCGCGAGCTCGATCATGTGAGTCCGCGGATGCAACGGCGCCGAAGGTTTGAACGAATAGATCAGTTGTGAAGTTTTCCCGGTTCGCTGAAACACGCCGACGCCTTCGACGAGATAGGTGTTTTGCAGACCTGGGAAAATCGCGGTTTGACCTTGGACCTTGACTCCGATTTTCAAATTTTTGTACAGGAGCGCGGTCGGGACGGACGAGGCGAAGATCGGTCGCGCCGCTTCGCCGGTGAGCGGGATCGCGAGCTCGGGTCCGGCCGATGGAGTTTTTTCGCCGCCTGATTCGAAAAATCCCAGCAAAAGCGGCGCGCCTTGCACTCGATTGTCGATCCCGACGATCGCGGTGAGATCCGAGACGCGCGAATACTGCAGCACACGAAAACGGCCGGTTAGGAACTCTTTCCGGATCGTGAAGAGGCGGCGCAGTTCGTCTTGTTCGGCCGCGACGACGAGCTTCGCGGTCTCAGTGACCGAGTCGTTCAGGATGTAGGGAAGTTTGCGAAGGACTTTCGCCGTGAGCTTCACGACGGTCGAAATGTCGATGTCGACCTTGATCTCCATCACGATCTCCGAAATGCCGCGGCGCCGGGACACGAGATCCAATGCGGCGTGAACGTCCCATGATCGACCGGGATTTTCTTGTCGTTCGGCGTCGTCCAGAAGTCGATCATCGCGGGACACGCGCGACACTGTACGTTATCGTGTCGCATCGTGTACCCTTCCGCGATCGCCGCCTCGATCGTCGAGGGAAACGGCGACTTTCGCTCGCGCGCTCGAGATCCAGCCCACGAGCCGGCGCCCCCAGGTTGGATCCGAAGTCGAATCCCGCGCTCTTTTAGAACTCCCTTCGAGAGTCGATCGCACTCGTCATTCTGCTCGCGGCCGATCCACTCGAGCCCGATGCGGTTGCGCTCGGGTTCGTAAAGCATGCGCGCGTTCAGGAAGTACGGGATATAGAGCCCTTGCTTCGCCTGATATCGGCCGGTGAGCGTGTAGATCACGAGCTTCGAATCGCCGCGGACGAATCCGGCGCCGGGGAGCTTCGCGATCTCTTTCATGAGCGCGATGAACCCCGAGAACTCCGCGACGTTGTTCGACATCTTCGGCCCGTAATCGACGTACTCGCCGCGCTCGAGGACCGTCTTCCCGTCGACTTTCAAGAGGATCCCGAACGCCGCATGTCCGCCTGGGTTTTTCGGTTCACACACACCGTCGAACCATCCCTCGATCAATTTCGCCTCGCTTTCCGCCGTCGCTCCATCTCTTGTTCGATAACGCGCCGCGAAGTTTCTTCGTCGAGGACGGTCGCGCTGATCGGCTTCTCGTTTTCTGCCCACAGCAAAAACAGAGCGCGGCCGGCGTCACAAAAATTATTGACGCGCTTCCTCGCGCGCGTGCATTTTCCACAGCCCCGGATGTGATCGTTCACCGCCACGAGACGCGTGTCTTGTTCGGTCATGCGACCTCCGCCGTGCATGCGAGATACTTTTGACCTGGGAACGGTTCGACGAACCCGACACATGAGCAGATACAGAACGGACAATCGCACGAGGTCGGCGCGCGAACAGGGATCTCGTGAGAGTTCCCCGAGCTCGCGCCGGTTTTTGCGAAACTGAATGACCGTCCGGGACGATGTCCTTTTCGCCGGCATCCACACCGACCGCAAGGATCCATCGGATCCCCTTGACTCATGAGCTCGAGTTGTGCCGCGTCGAACGCCGCTCGACTGATCATCGCGACCGTCGTCATGCGACATCTCCGAAGAGTCGCCGGATCTCGTCGTCCGAGACCTCTCGAGTCCGCTCGAGCTTCTCGGCCGCGCGGATGCATGCCGGCGCCGAGCAGATATTGTCGGCGATCCAGTAACACGCGCACTTGACGCCGGCGATCGTGTACACGCAAGCTTTCCCATCGGTACAATGGCAAAACCTACATTGCATGGGCCCCTCGATGTTCATGCGACCAGCCCTTTCTCTTTCAACCATTCCGGACTTACGAGCCGGATGTAACTCGTCCCGCCCTTGCAGTCGGGTGATGCTTTTTGGTGAGCCGCGCGTATCTTCGCGACGGCGCCGGCAACGGTCTCGTCTTTGCCGAAGGTCGCCGGCCCGTGAGCCTTGCATGCAGAGCAGAGCCATTGCGTAGCGGGACCTAGGTCGCACACGCTTGGACGTTTGTACCGTTGATCGTTGATCGTTTTCATGACGTCACAGATTCTTTCTTAGCCCGCGGTTTGACCTCGCCATCTTCCATAACGATGCCGACCTTCCCCGATGCGTCGACCCTTTCGATCCAGCACTGGAAATCACTGGCAGTTACCATCTCGTCGAGAATGTGCATGCTGTTCTCGTCGAGTAGGGAACCGTCCTGGATCCGTAGCACTCTCAACCTGGGGTTTGCGGCCATCGCGACCGCGACCGAGATCCGCAATTGTTCGGCGCTGCTCGCCTGGGAGAACGGGAGTCCGTTGTAAACGACCTCGCCGTCGCCGAACGAGAGTCCCTCGATCGGCATCTTTGCCGCGGCGATCGCGGTTTGTTTCGCTTTCATGCGCGCGGCCATCGCCTCGGTTAGAGCGTCCGCTTCGTCGCGCTTTTTCTTAGCCTGGGCGAAGATCATCGCTTGCTGCTTTTTCTTCGCGACGTTGAGATTGATCCCGCGCGCCTGATCGATCAGGGTTCGGATCTCGGCCGTGTCGACCGGCGCCGGGACCTTCATCGCGTTGAGCTTTGCCGTTCCCGCGACGTTTTTCGCGACATCCTCTTCGGCCGCGGCGTCGCACTCGGCCGCTTGTTTCCGGAGTCGCTCGGCTTGCCGGCGGAGCTCGACCGCATGCTCGGCAAGCGCCTGGATTGAGTCGACGAGAGCTTCCCGTTCGCGCGTCGCGCGCTCGACTTCCGTGTTCCTCCGTCCGGCCGCTTCGAGCTCGCCGGCGAGCTTCGAGATGTCGAGCTCCTCGTCCGGCGTGTCGTCGGGGAACGTGAAGCCGAACCCCTGGGCATCGAGCGACTTGATATCGCGGTTGAGGTCGGTCCGCTTCTCGAAGTCGCGCGAGTTATCGGCGTCAAGCGCATCGATGTCGAGGTCAAGCTTCACCATTGAGCGGATCTGCTCGAGCTGTTTCTTTGGGTCGGAGGTTGCGAACTCCAAGGGATCGAAACTTATTTTCCCGACCAGTTCGTCGAGAAGCCGTTGCGGGGTAGGGAAGCGCGCGCCGTTCCTCGCCTCGACGATCAGCGACGTCCCGGTATCCTTCGAGAACTTGCGCGTCACGGTCATGTCGCCGAGGTCGAGAGTGACGTGCGCTTTTGTTTGCCCTTTGCGAATTGGGACAGCGGGAAGATCCTTGGCGCCAGCGAGCGCGGCGAGGATTGCATCGAGGACGCTTGACTTCCCGGATCCGTTCGGACCCGTGATCTCGACGACGTGACCGTCCGGTTTGATCTCGACGACCTTGAGCTTCTTGAAATTTTCAGCACTGAATCGAACTATCTTCATGCGGCCCCCTTTTTGCTGCATTGTTCGTTGACGATCACTTCACGTCCCGAAGTTGCTGTAAGACGCCGACGCATTCGACGGCGTCCGAATCCGCGATCGCTTGCTCGGCGCGGCGGACGATAACTTTCATCCAAAAAACGCCGAAGACTCCGACGCCCCCCGGAAGGACCTCGTGCTGCGCGATCCGCTCGCGGACGCGGTTGCATTCCGCCTGGATCGCCTCGATCATGTTCGGTTTCCGATCGCGATGATCCTCGTCGCGTCCGAAGTTCTCGGCATCCTCGCGAGCTGCATCGAACTTGCTCATATTCGCCTTTGAACCCGGAGGTCCCGGATGGTTTTCAGGATCCGCGCCTTTTGCGGATCGCCGGCCGCCCGCTTGCCGTTTTGTACAAGTCGTACCTCTTGTACGTTTCCCGTCGATCGCTCGATCGCCCGCTCGATCGCCTTCGCCGCGGCGAGTTGTTTGACTTGAGGCATCTCCAGGATCCGCGAGGGGTCCGCGGCGACGTGCTGAACCTCGACCCAAGCTTCGTACTCCTCGAAAAACCGCTTTTGTACGAAGGGAAAGTCCTCGTCCGTCATGCCGAGGTAGACACTCAATCCGCCCGATCGGCGGACCGTGTCGAGGATCCGCGGAGTAAGTTGCGGAGCCCCGTCCTCGACCCAGGCATAAGTGCGATCCTCGTTCCATCGGAGCCACGTCAAGGCAAACTTGATAACGACGTCCCAAGCGAGACGCTTCTCGGCGTTCGCGTCGGCATCGAGTCCAGGGATCCGCCGGAAGATATCCGGGAGACGAACAGGGAACCGACATTCGATCGTGCATCGATTGAGCGCGGCATTGATCGCCTCGGGATCGGCGCGCGAGGCGAGAGCTCGCGCCATGAGGACGAGAGCCCCCGTCGCCTCGGGGGGATTCCCCATCGCACCATAGAACGTCGAGAGCATGTTAAGCACTAGCCTCTCTGGTTTCGAGTTCTCGGAGGATGGCTCGCTCTTTTTCACATCGTTCGCTCCATGCATCGCCTTTGCTCCTCGCTTTCGGTTTGTTGTAACCCCCGTTCAAAAACCACAAGTGATCGACCGAGATCCCGTCGTCTCGATCGTCTCGAGCTTTCGCCTTGATCTGCTCGAATGCGATCGATCGCGAGAGTCCGCGCGAAGCGGCTACCGCTTTGATCGAGTCGGCCGCGACGTAGATGTTCCCTTTCTCGGGGAGTCCTATGTCGAGCAGTAAGCGGCGCGCGTACTCGACCTCGGTAAGCTCTGGAGGTACAGCGTCGTCGTCGACGTAGGGGATCACGTGGATCGCCGTGAGTTTTTTCGAGTTGGTTGCGGAACCTGGGTTCTGATTCTCCCTGGTTTTGACTTCGGCCGCGACGCTCGCGGGGGGTAGGGGGGGTTTAGTTCCCGTTCCCGTTCCCGTTCCCGTTCCCGTTCCGTCCGTGCAGGTCGCACACGAGAGCGCAACGCGTGAGCCACGCGTCAAGTCATTGAAAAGACTAGGAGCCGAAATTTCGGCATCGATGCGCCCTCCCGTTCCCGTTCCGTCCGTGCAGGTCGCACACGAGAGCGCAACGCGTGAGCCACGCGTGAACCACGCGTCAAGCTGTTGCAAACACTCAGGCGCCGGATCGAACCATTCCCGGCGCCTTCGGAACTTGCCGATGGTCATGTGAATCGTTTTCTCGAGCGACTCCGATCCGGGGATCGCTTCGAGGAGCTGTAACTCTTCCGGACTGCCTGTCGACAGGTTCGAGACGCGTTGCGCGGGATCGCGCTGAGAGAACCCGATTTTCAGGAGCTTAGAGATCGGAGCCCAAGCGAGGTACACAAAGCCTTTTGGCTCGCCGAAGTCGAGAAGAGACTGATCGACTTTTGCATCGAGTCTCGGTTCGGGGAGTTTGGACTTTGGCTCGCGATAGTTCACAATTTGATGTTTTTTCCACGACGGAATAAACGCGCAGTCCTTGCCGTCGACGACATATCGAACGATGAATCCCCCGCGCGCGAGCCAGTCGAGGACGACAGCGAAGTCGACATCGTCGTGTGGGAGGCAGTGAAGTTTGAGAACCCGCGGTCTCCATTGGAAGCGGCCCTCGCGATCGGCGACGGTCCAGAGTGCGGCGAATGCAATGCGAAGCGGAAGGTTAGACTCGCGTTCGAGATCATAGAGTTCGGTGTGTGAAAAAAACTCCGGTTTTATGGTGCGTATCCTCGTTTGCATCTTTGTTGCTCCTTGTCTCGACTCGGGTCACGGGCGCCAGCGGAGGAGATCGCGATTTCGTTCCAAGCGAGCCCCCAGGAATCCCATGACATCGTCGACGCTCCAGGCGACAAGACAGATCGCCCCTCGTGAGTGTTTCGAATCCAGGTAAGCGAGTTGCTCAGGAGTCGCTTTTCCTGCCTCGCGGATAATTCGGGCGGGGTTGTCGGGGTCGATCCAGGCTGGAGCTTTCACTTCGATGTACAGACCGACCCCATCCGGCGCCAGTGTCGCGTGAAGGTCGGGCAGACCCGCCGGGAGTCCGCCCGCCTTGAAATTGACGACGCTCGATGTATCGTTCAGCCCTTTCTCGCGCGCGCTTTTGATCATCCGCCCGCGAGCTCGTTTCATGCCGGCATCGATCGCGATCACGTCGACGAGCCAATACTCGAGCATCTCGATGATCCCGTCCTGGACCTGTTCTTCGGCGACCCGTTGCACGAGATAGGCATTCGAGTAACGTGTTCGATGCCACTCCCAGGGGAACGGGTACGAGTGTCGAAGGTCGTAGTTAGTCGCCATGCTTTGTAGTTACTTCCAACTTAGTAAGTTATGGGGACGCGAGTCTGTGAGACCTCGCGTCCCGGTTGAGGTTTCGGGTCAGGACTGAGGGGTCGGCTTAGACTCGCCCGCGGGACTGCTAGAGCTTGGGGATCCGTCGATCGTCGAGACCGGCGGTTTCTTCTCGCGGTTCAGGATCTTCTCTTTGACCGACTGCGTCGTCGCGCCGGCGACGGCGACGGCGGTCCCCTCGGGACCTTTCATCGCGGCCGCCTCGCGCTCGCGGTTGCGTTCTTTCTCGCGCTCGAGCGCCTGGAGGACTTCGAACATCGTCGCCTGTCCGTCGCGAAGCTCGGCATAGAGCCCGCGAAGTGTTTGAAGTTCTTTCGGCGTGAGAACCTGGGCATCGTGACCGAGAAACTTTTTCAGCGACGCAACGTCGACGCCGAGCTCGCCGAACGCGTCGAAAATCTCTTGTTTCGCGGCGTCGGGATTCTGCTCGTCGCTGAGTTTGACCGTCGCGCGGATCTCCTGGAGTGCTTCCTCTTGGAGCCATCCCGGAATTAGTCGCAGTCCGGAGTTCCGGATCGACTTCGACTTCGCGGCGTTCACTTTGTTGAGGAGATCGTCCTCGGTCGCGCGGAGGATGTACAGGAGATCTCCGCTCTTGTTCTTCCGAGTCCGGATGACCTCGGCGCCGCCGGGAATCGATCGACGCTCGATCGTCTTCTCGATCGTGATCTCGTCGGCGTACGAGATACCCTCTTGCGCGTCCCACACTTTGACGAGAATCTTCCGTTGTTCGTCGTCTTCCCAGATCGTGCGCGTTGTCGTGTGAATATGCTTCGCCGCGCCGATCGCGGCCTCGGCGAAGCGGATCGAGAATCCCTGGACGCCGGCGCCGATAGGTTTGTTATAGCGAGCCGCTTTCGCGAACGACGTCCGCTTGCACTCGCGGAGGAGTTTCTGTCGGACCTGATCCCAATCGCGCGGCGACCGCTCCGCCTGGATCACGGCCGCTTGGACTTCGGCCTGGAGTTGGCTCGCAAGCACTAGAGCCATTTGATTGTTCTGTTCGTCCTGTGCTTGGTTAACACTGAGGGCTTCGATGATTGCGTTCATCCCACTCTCTCCTCGGGTAACATTTCACTTTCGGCGGCGTCCTTCGCGCGCTTCGCAATGAATCGTCGTCCGCCTTTTTTTGTGACGACCGACTCCATGCACTGCTCGCGGAGCTCCGCGAGTTCGCGATCGAGGATCCCGAATCGCTTCTGGAGAGTCGCGAGGACCTTGTCGAAGTTGATCCGCGTCTCGGTCGAATCTTTGCAGAGTCGCCACGTGATCTTTCCCCAGGGACCGCGAATCCCGTCGTTATCCGCGATGAACGCCTTGACCTCGTTCCTCGCGCCTTCGAGCCTCGACTTGAAGTTCGCGATCACGTCGGCGTAATTGAGCGCGTTGAAGACGTGACGCATGAGCGCCGGTTGCGAGTTCTCGTCGACCTGGACGATCGGCCCGCGGTTGAGCGGGTACTTTTGCGCGAGGTAGTCTCCCCACGCCTCGGACGCATCGAGCGGAGGTTCGATTTTCTTTACAACGTACGCGTCCCACCAATGCCGGAGCTGATCGATCATCGATCGCTCCATCTCCAGGTCGCGTCGGAGTTGGTAGATCGCGAACTTGAATCCGCCGTGAAGGACGGCGACGTCGCATCGATCGAGGTTCGCAACGGCCATATAGTGCGCCGCCTGGATCACGTAATGGTCCGGGACCTGATCGCTCCCAGGATCCCCAAACTTGTCGGCGAACTGATGCTCGCTCTTGAGCTCAATCACACGCCCGTCTTTCGGCGCGAGGCGATCAGGCGAACCGACGATCTCGGGATATTTGAGATGGGTGATGATCTCCGGTTCCGGGATGAAGAGCTCGCGTCCCGTCTGCTCGGAGTAGAGACCGGCGATCACGGGCTCGAGGAGATGCCCGAGCTTGAAAAGAAAATTCTCGTCGTCAGTCGCCTCTGGAATCGGCTCGACCTTGCTCCGCCACACGTCCAACCCGGACCGCCAGGCGTCCATGCCGAGAACGGCCGCGGCATCCGAACCCCCGAGCCCGCGTTGTCTGCTTTCCAACCATTCGCGGTTTATCATGCTGATACGGTCGCCTCGACGAGCTTTCCGCTTTCATCGGACCGGTACCATTTGCCGGCATAGACTCCGCCCTCTCCGATATACCCGACAGTTACACGCGGACGCTTCGCTTTTTCGTCCCACCATGCAAGAACAATGCAGCCGTTCTCGCCCGCTTTTGCTATGCTGCCGACGCCTACCGCAGCGACGATTGAATTCTTCCCGGTCGCCCCGATCTTCGCGGAGTCCCCGCTGGAGCCGATCTGCGCGGAGTACCCGGTCGCCCCGATCTGCGCGAAGTCCCCGCTGGAGCCGATCTGCGCGACGTTCCCGCTGGAGCCGATCTTCGCGACGTCCCCGCTGGAGCCGATCTTCGCGAAGTCCCCGCTGGAGCCGATCTTCGCGGAGTCCCCGCTGGAGCCGATCTTCGCGGAGTCCCCGCTGGAGCCGATCTGCGCGCAGTCCCCGCTGGAGCCGATCTTCGCGGAGTACCCGGTCGCCCCGATCTGCGCGAAGTCCCCGCTGGAGCCGATCTTCGCGACGTTCCCGCTGGAGCCGATCTTCGCGAAGTCCCCGCTGGAGCCGATCTTCGCGGAGTCCCCGCTGGATGCTTCCGCTTTGCAAGCATCGAGGATCGATTCAATGCGCCACTTCTCGGCGAGGACCAAGACTTCGAAATTCCCGATCAGCCAGTCAGCCCACCCGGCTTTGCCATCGGTCTCAAGCTTTTCGATGAACTCGCGATATTCGGCGCCGTCAGGAAGGTTTTTCGTCACCCAGCGCAAGCCTTCGCCGCAAGCCCTTTTCTCGCGAAGCATGTCGAGAGTGATTTTCATGCGGTCCTCCTCGGCGAGAGCTTGCCGACTTTGCCGCTGAGCATCTGCTCGATCCGATCGCTGAGAGCGGCCATCTGTTCGCGATCGAGCCATATATTCGCCGTTGAAACGCTATCGTCGCCGAATTGGTGCTGAGTGTCGCGGAGGATGAACCGCTCCTCGTCGATCTTGAGAATGTCGAGGTTGCGGATCGCGTCGTCGATGACCTGGAGCTTATCTATCGGACGAGTAAGTCGAGGCGGTTCGGATCTCTTGATCATTGAAGCGTCCCGAGCTTCTCGCCGAACGCGTCCTCGTGATCGCCGCCGTGCTCTGCGTTCTTGACGCATGCGTGGAAGGGACAGCGATCACGCTCGGCAAAAGGCACGGAGGACGCGGGGGGAGCTTGTTCGGGAAGGATCGAGGCGCCGGCGAGCGGGAGCTTCTCTTGCGAGTCGATCTTCGTTTGACCTGGAGACGGATCGATTGAGAACTCGCACCAAAGCGTCTTCCCGTTGAAGTCGTGAGCCCATGCCGCGAGCCCGCGAGTCGATCGAGTTGTGACCGAGAACTTGACCGCGACGAGCGCGGCCTCGCCGCGGTTGATGCGGACGAGCTTGAAGTTCCGGAGCGTGCATCGCGTGAGGAGTAACTTCCGTTTCCGCTCGCGCGCCTCGGCCTCGGCCTCGTCGAGCCCGATCCCCCAATCGACTTCGAGCGGTCCGCTCATGTCCGTCGCGTACAGTTCGAGCGTCACGTCGTCGATTTGAGTGAGGAGATCCGTGTCCTTCACGGCCGAACCTTCACACTCCATTTTTTCGTAAGACGGCGCGATGAACGTCGGCATCGCGAGGTAAGGTTGCCCGGTGAGTTCCATCAGGAGATCGAAGCGGATCCGCCTCTCGTCCTGTTCATTTCGTAGCGGTTGCCATGCGTCGATTGATAGCTTGCGACGTTGGCCTGGGAAGAACTCCAGCATTGATTTGCTCCTCGTCGAGTGATTTTTTCGGTCGCGGATTCAAAATGTCCTCGAGCGTGAGTTTCCGGCGTGAGCCGGATCTCCGCGCGATCTCCGTGATCAGTAAAGCCTTGGAACGGGCGGGAAAGGTGTCCCCGCGAAGCCAGCTATAGACGGTCGACAGGTCGACGCCGACTTCATCGGCGAGGGCATCGGCGCGAATCCCGTTGTCTTCCATCCACTCCGCGAACGGTCCGTCCCACTTGCTCGGCCGGCCTTGTTTTTTGAGCATGATTCACCCCTCTCTCTTTCTGAGACTGCTGGTTTTTTGGGCGGAAGTTTCAAGAATTGTCGGTCGTAAAGATGCCCGAGAAGTGCTCGGCGCCGCGCTTCGATCGCCGCGACTAGCTTGTCTGGATGGACCCCCAGAACGCGATAGGTTGCAAGCACAGAGGGCTCGCGATAGCCGCGCGTCGCATAGAGAACCGTGATCCAGGCGATCCGGTAATCGTCGCGCATCCACGCGTCCGACTCGCGATCTTCCGCCCGTGAGAGATAGTTGAGGATCCGCTCGATTTTCGGCTTGAGCACTGAGGACTCGTGCTTTCCGGAGGAGCGGGGAACATTTCAGGATAGGAGTGATCGACCTGGGGTCGTTAATGACCGCGGAGCGGGAGTTGTGAAGGGAAAGACCTGTCGAACTCGTTGCCGATCCCAGGTCCGATAACAGGTATTATGTAAACTTGGTCAAGTGAGGCAAAGGATCTACTCCGCGATTAGGGTTAGGGTTGTTTGAAATCGCACGTCACACAGCCTTGTGAGATACGTCACCGACAGCGCGAAGGCAGAATGTGAGCCTGACACTTTAGATGAATTCTACTCGGTTACGCATTCCGCTTGTTGTTCTCGCGGCACTCTTGTCAACCTCTGTTTTGGTTCTTCTTCTAGCACCTCGCGAGCTGCAGCGAGCCCACGGACTTGCCCTGATTGGCCCGCTCGCCATCTTTGGAGCCTGGTTCCGGTACAGAAACAGAGTGTCGATTTGGCAGCTCGCGCCCGCGTTTGCCCTGATCTTGTTTGTTTTCTATCGTGGCTGGGTATTCCGCCAACTTTCGTTGGCCGGATTGACGTATGATTACTACCTTCTGTATGTGGATCGCGCCTTTGGTTTCCATCCAAGTATCGCAACCTACGCAATCGTCGAGCGATTCGGACTCTTTCCCTTTATTAGTATTGTGTATGAAAGCCTTTGCCTCTGCCTTGGCCTGTGCTACGCGGCTCACATCGGCCCCTCGCGGAAGGCAGGGCGCGTATTCGCGATTTTACTGCTTCCAGGAATCTTGGGACCTTTGTGTTACAAATTGCTGCCCGCTTGCGGACCCGTCCGGTTGCTCGGGTCCCCTTGTTACACCGGAGAAATAGCAACCACTTGCGCCAATGTGTCCTTTTCCGATCTTTCGCTTATACAGCTTGACGGTTCCTGGCCGCGTAATGCAATGCCGTCGATGCACATGGCATGGGCTCTACTGATATGGTGGTCGTGCGTGACATGAAGCTTGGCCGGTGGGTCGCGCTGGCCTTCGCCTTCGGAATTGCGCTCGCCACACTAGGCGGCGGCGAGCACTACCTGGTAGACTTGGTGGCTGCCTTTCCCTTCTCCTTGGCTGTCTGGTCCCTCTGCATGGGAGATGTGCCCCTACACCATCCCCGGCGAATGCTCCCGTTTGCCGGCAGCTGCGCCGTGCTTCTGGTCTGGATCGCCTGTATCCGGCTTGCGCCGCAACTGTTCTGGATTTCGCCGGTAATTCCCTGGGGCGCGTCAATCGCAATTGTAGCGGGAACGCTCGTCACCCTATCGAACTGCTGGCCCGTGCCAAAGCAGCGACCTCGCCTTCGTGCGGCCGTGCCGGATTATGCAGTTCCCGCTGCCTCCGGTCTGCATGAGGGGTTAAAAGTAAGACATTGAGCGCAGTAAACTGGGTGAAATTGTAGGGGCTCTGTACCAGCGCGCCGGCGGCCTATCGGCGCCGGCCTTGACGAACATCGGCAGCCTGGCGGCGAACCTCGCTGCCCTTACCGTAACGGTCGTTGCGGCGGACAAGGGATCTCGCTGAAGGCGCGGCCATCTTCAAGTACGACTTTAAGGGCTTCTAAAACTAGACTAAGGCTTCGGGAAGCTGAGCAATAACCTCAGGTGGCCCTCAACCGCCTTTAAAGCCCCGGGTGGAATGATCTCAATGAAGCGGGCCTTCCTCGCTTTCCAGTCCACACTCTTGATAGCATCGGACAGAATCACTCCCGTGGTCCCGAGACCTGCCGGAAGCGGAACCTCGAAGGGATAGCCCTTCACCTGGTTTGTAATAGGCACCACGATGGCGAGGCCATGCTTGTTATATGCCGCGGGCGACAAAACCAACGCGGGACGCCAGCCTGCCTGCTCATGTCCCGCCTGAGGATCGAAATTGATCTTGATGATGTGAGCCTTATCGGGAACGTACGCAGGATCTACCATGCCTCGTTACCAACCGGCTTGCCCCAATCCTGCTCGCCATGTCGATTTTCGGGAGTGATCTTCTCGACCAGCGCTTCTAGTATGGGCTGCTGGCTCAACGGCTCGAGCCAAATGTAGCCATTTTCCACCCGGATTTCGAGCTCCTCGCCTTCCCGCAGGTTGGCCTGTTCCAGTATGCTTTTGGGGATGCGGACTGCCTGACTGTTTCCCCACTTCACGAGTTGCGCCTTGGCAATCACCATATTTACCTCTAGATTTTAAGTATATACATTGGTATATCCCTGTCAAGGAGCAATGCGCTCTGAGTTAGCTCTGCGCATGCAGCAGTCCTACAAGCTCGTCGCGGAATTTCTGCAATGCCAGCAGCCGCTCCGCCGTGGCCTCCACAATTTCGCTCTTCGCCTGGAAGACTTTGCGTCCTTCCCTTTCGGTGAGCACGCCCATCACTTCGCCCATGCGCCAGCCGGGCGTGCCCAGAACTTGCAGGCCGTCAACGCCCGGAACGAGCAAAGCAACGCAGTTCTCGCGCATCACGCCGATGCACTTGGGATAGCGTTCAAAAGTCTGGAGTTCGAATCCCGCAAGGTAGAGACGCTGGAGCTGTTCCGCGGAATCAGGCATGGGGAGAATTGGTAATTTTGTAGTTTGCAATTTGGAAATTTGCAAGCCCAAGGATCCGGCTTTCACACGAAGCGGAGAAACTCCGGCTTCGTATCAGGGTATCGCTTTAGCGATACCGCACGTCAATCGAAATCCAGATGCCCCTTTAGGGGCTGCGCGTCGTCAGTGCGCCTCGGCCCGTATGACTTCCAGCTCATTTCCCTCTCCCAGGTTGAGAAAGGTGAAAACTCCTTCGTTCGCCTCATAACATGCAAACGATGTCCCCAGCCCAGTGGGATCGGCAAAGCTGGCGATCTTCCGGCCAGTTTGCGCGTCCGCGACTACCACCGTCTGGCTCTGGCTTTCCTCATTCCAGAACGAAATCGCCAGCCGATTTCCGGAAACGTGAAACGAGCTGGGCACGGTGCCAGGCGGCGCGGCTACTTTGAACGTATGCAAAATCTTGCCGCTCGGTGCGATCACATAGACCAGTGCCGGCGATGAACCGCGCATGACGTAGAGGTTGCCGTCGCTTCCGACTTCGGCATCCGCCAGATCGAGCGTGGGCGCCGATTTCTCAACCTCCTTCTGCGCGTCCTTCTGGGCTCCCTGCTGACGCCCGCCGGCATCTGATTTCGCTCCTGCTTTCGCCGGTCCCTGCGGCTCCTGAAATGAAAGTTGCGCCAGTTCCCTTCCATCCGCGGAAAAGACCGCGGTGAAGTTGCGGCCCCGATCGTTCTTATCCTGCACATCCCGCTTCACGCCCGAGAGCAAGAAATTTCCATCTGCAAACGCCGCGAACGTATACACCTCGAAATCGGCGTCGAGACGTGTCGGTGACGAAGGCGATCCGTCGGAAGAAAAATGCAGCACGTAGATGCGCGGCTTCAAGATGCCACTCTGGGCGATCTGATACATGCCGCCGTCCGACGCGGGCGAGAAGGCGTCGGCGCGGTCGAGCGCAAGCTGAGGAAATGCGGCCGGGTCAAAAAGCGCGGTGCGCTTGCCATCTGGACCGATCTTGACCACCGGACCAAGCAGCGGGCGGTCTACCGCGTATTTGCGGATGTAGAGATTGCCCTCGGCGTCACACTTCGAGCCGCTCATGAACGCTCCGCCCATTTCCGAAGCGACGTTCATGGTGGAGGAGGCGTGCAGCGCGATGGTTGATCCAGCAACGCTCGATCCCGCGACCGGAATCTTCGCGGGTGCGGAGGGCGCCGCCGAATTGATTTGCGCAACCGACATTTGCGCAGATAATCCGGCGAATAAAAGGAACGCGACCAAACCAGTTGAGAACAACCTCATCCCGTGCCTACGTCTACGTAACTGAGAGCTGACAGCTGAGAGCTGCTCCCCTACATCTTGTACTTGCCGAGGTCGTCATCGCCGAGGTCCTCCAGCCACTTGCGGAGTTCCTCGCTGGTAACGGCGGGCACCGGATTGGTGGCTTGCTTCGAGTTCTTCAGAACC